ACACCATTTACAATTCTTTTTGTTTTGTCCAGGTACTTTAGGATATGGTATATCTTTATAATTACCAGTGTCATCGAATACAGTATTAATGAATTCCATAAATTCATCATATACTTTATTAACCGAAGGTGTACCATTTGGAGGTACGTGTTTTGAAATATATGGAATTGGAAACGCAGAATCTTCAGGTAGTTTTCTTCTCATTATCTGATATTCTACTTTTATTTTAGTAAGAGGAATATTAAATAATTCTGAATAGTATTTTTTATATAGTAAGATTTGAGAATTTTTCATCTTATCCGCTTTTTGATATTGATTCCAACCCATCGTTGAAGTTTTTAAATCAACGATTATAATTGAATTTTCAGCTAAATCTCTTAATACAATATCTATAAACCCAATAAAATGAACACCCGGTTTAATATTTGCGTTTAATGGAATTTCAATACCAACTAGTTCGTAGCCGGATTTGGAATAAAACTTACTACAATATTTCTTAAACCAACTAAGGATTCGTCTGCCATCACCATAAAATTCTTCTAATTCTAATTGAGTACACGGAGTACCTTCACTCAGAGCTTCCTTTTCTTTGGTAAAATTTTCTTTCATTCTATCTAATAACAAGCTATCCAATTCAATTTCATCGGCTTGTTTTTTAGATACACCATACATCACCGAAAGATAATGTTGGATAGTTTCGTGCATTGCACTACCAAATAGTGTGTGAATGTTACCGGAACTTTCACCTAATTTATCTATATAGTTTAACTTATATTGTTGGGGGCAGCTACTCCACATTGAGTACTGCGAAAATGATACTTTTGCCATTATGTTTATTTATACCTTAAAGATACGAAAAAAAGGTGAGATTACCAAATTATACTTTAAGTTTCAACTTAGTAATTTCTTTTGGATTTGTGCCGTATGCTTCGGCAATTCGTTTAATTTCTTCTCTACCAGTAGCACTTTCATATAATATATCTAAATATTCAGATGCTTCTCTAGTAGAAACCATAAACCATTTGGCTACCAAATCAATAATCCATTGTTCATAATCTTTTACCGATTTGCCTTTCATATAACGAAGATATGTTTTACCTTTTGGTATGACTCCAATCAATGCTTTATAAACAGCTTTAGGAGGTGCTTCTTGAATATATGGTTGTATTTCCGCTACCATCTCAACCCAATCAGGGTTCATAGACATATAACGGATAATTAACCAATTACTCCAAGTCTTTTTATCAGCATCATCCAACTTATCCCAATACTTTGGGTCCTGGTCTTTTGTAATTGCATTGATGTGGTCAAATAATCCTTTTGCCATTAGTCTTCTACTTTTAAACCCGGAGGTAATAATTCATTCAATACTTCACCACAATCACCACAAAGGAATAATTCTACTGGTAATACCTCATCCTTTGGTTTTCCGGTTAATAACTTTGAAATTTTACGAAATCCAAAACCTTGTACGAAAATCTCACCACCGCATTTCTTACATCCAATTGCTTCAGTTTTTTCTAAAGGTATTGGTTTTTCTTCTTGTCCTCCGATTGGTTGTCCACCTGCTCCTAAAATGTTAGCCATTATATAATATTTAAAATTTGAATTAGTGTAGCCGCTGCGATAATTTCTTTATCAATTGCTATTGCGGATTTAGCAACCCCATCACCTAAAACTAAAATTACATTTGCAGTATTTTCTCCCGCATAATCATCAACTTTGTCATATAGCAATGTATAAAGGTCAGAAAAATCAGTAGCCTTTGAATCAAGAATTGTTTGCCTAATTTTCATATATTTGTTTCTCTTATCATCATTTGATTTAAGAACTTCGAGAACTTTCAACTTATAATCATTCTCTAAAAGATTTTGTACATCAACTTGCAATTTACCTTTAAGAGAATTTAATTGACAAGTATTAATAATCTTACGAATATCAGGATAAGAAGAATCAATAATTGGAACTAAATCTTTTGGGTCAAACTCAATACTTTCTGATTTCAAAATCTTACTCATTTGAATAGCCACATCCTTTTTGGTTGGTGGTGTAATTTGAAATGTTTGGCAACGGCTTTGAATTGGTTCAATAATTTTTTCAATATAATTACAAGTTAAAATAAACCTACAATGCTTGCTAAATGTTTCCATTAAATTCCTAAGAATTGCCTGTGCGTTAGGAGTCATATAATCAAACTCATCTAATATAATAATCTTATATTTTTTGAATCCCATAGATGATGCAAAGTTTTTTACTTTATTCCTTACGGTTTCAACATTGTTTTCATCGGATGCGTTAATCATCATAACATCACATTCAATTGAACTAACAATTAACTTTGCCAATGTTGTTTTACCAGTACCGGCTTTCCCAAAAAATAAAAGATGGGGAACGTCTTCGTTTTCAATATACCCACTTACTTTACTTTTTAAGTGTTCATTACCAACATAATCATCTAGTTTAGATGGACGATATTTTTCCACCCATAACGAGTGATTTATTTGTTCTTCTTTAAATTCAAACATATTTTTATTTTTTAATTTCCCGTTGAGCCGAATCCACCTTCGCCTCTTTCGGTATTATTTAATTCATTTACTTCATTCCATTCTATAATCGGATGTGGTATGATTATAAGCTGTGCCCCTCTTTCTCCAATTTTATATACTGCTCCACCTGTTTTCTTAAATGTGGCTTGAATTTCACCCCTATAACCAGCATCAATTACACCAACCGAATTACTAAGAATTAAATCGGTTTTACGAATAGATGAACGAGGAAAAACGAGTCCCATAAAACCTTCAGGAATTTCCATTGAGATACCAAATCCATAACTAATATCCCACTCAGTTTCTCCTTTAATATCTGTGATAACCAAATCCATCCCAGCATCACTTTCTTTTGCGTAAAATGGAATCGTTGCATTTTCATGTAATCTTTTTATATTAACTTTCATTTTTCGGGTTCATTTTTAGGTTATGTTCTCTTAATTTTTTTCCTTCCTCTGAAAGTTCTCTTGCGAATAATTTAAAACGTTTACCATTTTGCTTACTTGTAAAAGATATATACGCATCTTTGGTATTACTAATAGTAAATGTTACAGTTGGTTCTTCATTCGTCATATCTTCACCTGTCCATGCAAATATCTGCGGTTCATCTCCATCGAATTGGAATACCCATTCGCATTGTTCTAATTTTTCAGCTGATGTCATTTTTATTTCACCAATTGGTTCTAAATTTTCTTGTTGTGGTTTTTTAATGTTTGCCATAATTTTATTTTTTATTTACAAATATACGAAAAAAAGTTTAGAATTCAAAAAACTTTTTTGCGTTTTGAGAATCGGCAGATGCCATTTCCCATTTTAGAGCGTTATAGAAATCAGTTAATTTATTTTCCAACTCCGCTTTATAAATCCCATCTCTATCAACATATTGTTCTACGAAATCCATAATCTCTTTTGGGTCATTATAATCTCTAAATGCTAATGTGTCTATTCCTAATGGATTACTTTTAAGATATACCCATTTAACTTTTTCACCATCTCTGATTGGTTCGTATTTAAACGGACATTCAAAGAATTTCAGTAATCGGTTATATGTAATACCGGCCTTAACGTGTGCAGGTGTTCCTTTTTCAAAATTAGCAATAGCTAAGCCACTATCTTTTCTCCATTTACCTTTATCGTATTTACTTAATTCTTTAATAGCTCCACCTTTGGCGATTTTATTAATACGAAGATTAGGTAAACTCTTTTTAAATTCCAAAAGTGATTCATTTATTTCTTCGTTTGTTTTACCCATTAATATATCTTTTAACATTTTGGCCATAAAGTCCTGGAATGCTTTGGGGAACGATGAACGAACCACATCCAATCCTTTTACATCCAACTTATCACAAGGAATACCATTCTTTAAAATCATCCATTGTGCGTATCTTTTCTTTGCTACCCAAAACCCCGCTTTACTGATATATTCTTTCTTAATCTCAAAACGATGTTTTTCTTTTGGAATACAAAAAAATCGTTCAGCTAACAAATTGTAGAATGAATTTAAAAACGATTGTGTTTCATCTGCAATGGTATTAACTTCCGCCGCCATTCTATTTTGGTCAAATGTTTTATATTCAGGATATCTATGTTTTACCAAAGGCTCTGCCATCATATAAATTGAATCGGTATCAATATAAACATTGTAATCATCTTTTGTACCTAACTCTTTTTGGTATTTAAGATTTGCCATTTCCGCAGTTTTTTTAATTACGGTTTGACCGG